TGCCATGATATATTTTCCTTGTGTTATAGCACATTTCCCAGCTAGTCTCTATAACGTCTGCTAGGTCAGTCTGAGCTGGTATTAAAATTTTCCTAGATACGATAGTTATACTCTGTTACACTTCAAAAGTCAATATTTTGTTGAGATGTTGTATGCCTTATAAAGACCCAAAAATACGAAGAGAAAAACAAAAAGAATACTGCCATAAATACTACTTAAAAAACAAAGACAAAATAATTAAATCTACTCGAGTACGTAGAAAAGCATTACAGATTATTTTTAATGAGTACAAGGCTACCCTAGCCTGTACGAAATGTGGGGAGAATCACCCAGCTACTCTAGACTTCCACCACCATACCCCTCATCCAGACAATAGAAAAATCAGCCAGATTATAGGTGACGGTCAGTACGCTCTTGCAATGGCAGAAATCAAAGAAAAGTGTGTAGTTTTGTGTAGTAATTGCCATAGAAAGCACCACCACGAGGAAAGAAATAGACCTTAAATTTAGGTAGTTGTCAATATATTACTTTTTTGTGTTTAATTATTACAGGCAATAAAAAACCCCACAAGGTTGCGCTTCTACGATAGGCGTGTGGGGTGTGTTTTAGTAACAGTCTGTTACCCAGTCCATTATTTGTTCATTACGTACATAGTAACTTCAAAGCCAAAGCGCATTTCAGTAGCTGCTGGTGATGTCCACATAGTATTTCTCCTAAAATTAGTACGCAACTTGCGTATGGATTAACTATACTCTTGCCTCTACTTAATAACATACGGAAATTCATTAAAAAAGGGGCCGAAGCCCCTTAGTGTTACCAAGCGTTTATTAAGCGCCTGCTGAACCGTACATACCTAGTGGATCAGACCAACCGAATGAATAACGCTCACGAGCTTTGTAGCGAACGTTACCTGTATCGAAGTCACCATCCATTGAAGTAGATAATGCAGCACGTTCAAAGTGCTTCATACCGTTAGGTACGTCTGTTGTCAAGAACCATGCGTTGTTGTCAGTCAAGAAGTGGTTAATTGCATAACCTTCTGGAACCGCACCATTGTTTTTAATCGCATTGATGTCATTGTCAGCAGTACCAACACGTAATTCAGTTTCCAACAAACGAGTTGCAACGAATTGCAATGAAGGTGGAACAATTAATTTACGTGGTTTAGCAGCGATCAATAGGCCACGTTCGTCAGTCCAAGCTGCGATTTGAATAACTGCATTTTCCAATGAAGTTTCGTTCAAGTCAGCTGCAACTGAAGGTACGTTACTATTTGAGCCACCAGAAACAACTGGGTGAGCTGCACTGAAAAGTGGCACACCATCGCCGCCATTATATGAACCACCAGCGTTGAAGCCGTTGTTTAATACGTTAGCTGCTTTTACTTGTTTCGTGTAAGCCATACCACGAGCTAATGCTTTAGTATAACGAGCAGACAATGTGTCATACAAGTTATCTTCTACAGCTTCTTCAGTTAAGCTGAAGCCAAGAGCAATAGTTTCGTGAGTGTAGCGTGCTGTCCAAGCTTCTTGAGCATTGTCATAAGCGATTGCATTGCCTTCGTTTTTGACTGGAGCTGCTGAGAAACCTGATAGTTTTGTTTCTTCTTCGAATGAACGCTCTGAGCTCTCTGTTTCGTAGATCTCTTGGTGTTCTTCACCATAGCGTTTATATTCTAAACCAAACAAAGCGTTTAAGCCCGGTAATAGTTCTTTTAGTAGTTGTGCGCGTGAAATAGCCATTGTTTATTCTCCTTAATCGCCAACACCGGTACCATTACAATATGCATGGATACCAAAGTTAAATTTAACGATACAATCTGTATATGCATCACCGATAGCAGAGAACGGACCATCCACAAAATCAACTAAGCGTAGAGCAATAGTGCTTGTTGCCGCACGAGAAGCTACATCTAGTGAAATTTTAGAATCGCCTGTAGTTGTACTGCCTGCTGTTTGGTTAACTGCAAAGTTTGAACCTAGCATTGTTTGAGTTACAGCATCATCTGCTTGAACTTGGAATAATGCATCTGGATCGTCGCAGATATACGCCATAGCATCAGATGCTACAGTGCCTGTAGGCCAGTATTGTGCGTTTAACTTATATTTCAAAGTTGGGTCTGTGTAAGTACATCCTAAAAACACACCAACTGTACCAGCTGGGAATGCATCTGCGTCTGTACCTACGTTTGTTACTTTTACAATAGTTCCGTCTGTACCAATTGCAACGACATCACCGAAAAAAATGTTAGCAGCATAAGCGCTAGCAATCTTAAGTTGACGTGTTGAGCCAGAAAATACCTGGCCACCAATTAAGTTGATAGGACGTAAACCATATGGGGTTGCTGTTGTAGCCATAATAGTCTCCTAATAATTTATTTTCTACCAAATGATGTCGAAGATTTTTTCTCTTTAAATAGAGGCATCCGCGAATCATTTTCTTTCATAAAGCTGTTGTCCACCGCTTCAGTCTGGGACCGAGTCTGATTATTGTAATATTCAGCGCGTTGATCAACAAACTCTTCTGGGGTTTTGCATAACATTAACCCACCTACTTCAATTGCGTCTTTGAAACGAGTGTTTTGGTCAATGTATAAGTGTAGCTCAGGATGATCCGATAAACTTACGGGTTCCCAACCTTCACGCATTTTTGAAGAAACGTTAGTGGCATCTGCTTGACCGGCCATGCTTGTGCGAACCCAACGGTATGCCCATCCTGGGGTTTTCTTAATCTCTGGCAATAAAGATGCCGGAGCCCATTGAGCTTGTCGTTGAAATACTTCGCGAGATTGTGTTTCACGGTTTTGTCTAGTATCAGTCATTATCTATTCTCCAATTTTAATGTCTCACGTGCATAATGTTCCGGGGTAACACCAAGTTTCTTAGCTAACGCTTGTGCGGACTTGGTAATATGTACTTTTTTTGGCGCGGTACTACGCGAAGCCGGAGCTACAACATTTGACGGTTTTTTGCGTTGGGCGGGTTCTTCCACGTCCAGCGAGTCATCCCCGAAATATTCTGGGAATCGTTTGCGCATCGTATTATCGATGGTTTTGTAGTATTCTTCTGAAGTTGGGTCTGTACCCGCTCTTACTAGTTTTTCATGCAGCCCCAAAGCTAAACTAGTCATCTCTTCATCAGATCCAAACCAACTGTTTTTATCTTGCCAAGCAAGAGCTCTACGATCAGGTTTGGGTACTTGAGGCCGTGTAGGTTGTATATATACCTCATTTTCTTCGTTTTGTAAAGCATTTTCGAATTGAGGGCGATAATTTTGTGATTGTGTTAGCTTGTACTGCGCTTCATTCATACGTTGTTGAGCGTCAATTAGTCTATCTGTATCACCTGTATCATAAGCTTCACGGTATTCGCGTTTAGCTAGTGTTAGTTCATGCTCTGCAGCTTGCTTTGAAATTTCCATATAGGATTTTTCACCAGAAGATAAGTTTGATTTCAATCGCTTATTCTCTTCTAGGATAGATTGAGCAGCCCGAATAGCCTCTTCTCGTTCTCTATCTGCAGACTCTTTAGCGCGGCGCTCGTCATGCCAAACCTTTTTAAGCTGGGCCATACGCTCTTTAACTCGATCTGAATAGTCAGTGAGTTCGTCGTTCTCTAATTCCTCTACAATTTTCTTTGGTAAAGGCTCACGATTTCGGTCTTGCGGAGGAGTATCATCGACGATTTCAACTTCAAAGTCATCACTTTCATTTCCCTCATCTGTTTCTACTTCTACAGCAGCTTCTTTCGATTCTACTTCATCTGGAAATTCAAATTCTTCATTGTCTAAAGCCATATTTATTTCTCCTATGCGCGTGTGTAACCACGTGGGTCTTGAACAACACCTTCTACTGTGTCGTCGTTAATAATGCGGAATTCTCTTCCGTGGATTTTAAAACGGGTACCAGCATATGCACGAGTAAGAATAAAGTCACCTTCTTTACACCATGCACCTGTAGGGAACTTAGCCTCTTCTTGGTAGCATAAATCTCCCATTTTAAGAACAAACAACACTACTGTGCCATTCTCCTCAAGGCGTTTTGTTTCTGAAGCTTTTGCCAGTTTGAGTCCACTGGATAACTCGTGCTCATCTGCCGCGTCAGGCACCGCACATAATATGCGGTATCCTTTTGGTTCTGGAAGTTGTAATGCTTTGGCTGAGTCACCAACCTCACGTGCATTATCTACCAGCTCCTTTAGGTTTTTTGCCTGACTTAGATCTATACTACCCATCATAATTCTCCAAGTTTTTTGCGAGGTCTGCTATAAAAGACTGCGCGGTAAGTAGACCTCGAACCATACCGACAGATTGTTGATAAGAACCAAAGTCCTTGGCAGCTCCATCACCAAGGCTTTCGATAACCGCTTTGCGCCGCTCTTCGATTTGTGACATCAAAAGTTGTAGCGTTTCTTCCATGATTATTCCTCTTTAGGTTTTTGTTTAGATTTACTATTTCTAGATATCTCTAATTGTGTTTCGCGTTGGCGTTCTTGCTGAATTGCTTGCATGCCAATCTTCGCGCCTTCTGCCATTTGTTTAGCTTCAAGACTCTCTTTATTGTCTGCAGCCTTAGCTCCTATTTGAGCGCCTGCTATACGTTCTTGTGACTCAATACGCATCTTCTCTAGCTCTAATCTAGCTTGGTCCATTTGCGCATCAGATGCCATTTTTTGAGCTTTAGCTTGTACTTCTTGTTGTTTGATTTGTAGTTCAGCTTGTTGCATCTGTACTAGTGGGTCTTGCGCTTGTTGCTCCGCTTGTTTAGCTTTTGCTTCGTTTTGGTTTTTAGCTAGTAACTGTACCGCCGCTTTAGCCGCTAGTTTAGATACTTCTACTTCCACTGATCTCGGTAACTCTTCTTCAGGGTTAGGTAGATCTACGCCCAACTGCTCTTCTAATTGGTTACGATACGCAAAGGCTAAGTGCTCGTTGATGTGTGCCATAGCCGCAGCTTGGATTGATCCCGCTTGTGGGTTTTGTCCAATAAATTCAGCTAATACTGGGTCTTTAATTGCAGACATGTGAACAGCAATATGAGCTTCGTGGTCTTGGTGAATAAACGCCTTGACTGGAGAGCCTGTAATAATGTTCATGTTCTCTGTTACTGGATCTTTCGGCTTACCTGTTTCAATAGATGGAATAAGTTTACCAATGTTTTTAATCCCTAGAACCTCTAACATCTGTTTGTTTAATTCTGGCAAGTCGTATATCTGTGGATTAGCCTGTGCCATCTGCATAACTGCTTGATACTGAACAACTTTTTGAGACATTGTAGCTGCATTAGGGTCAGACACTGGAATAACCTCAACCATGTCATAGTCGCCTTGTTTAGCTGCACGACCACCTTCTTCTGGGTCATAGCTATACTCGTTAGGAGTATAGTCACGAATAATGCCTGATAGTAATTTAAACTCTTGGCGCATTGCGTAGTGAATACGCGCTTGAACTGCACTCATTACTTTAAGTGAGCGTTCTAAGATTGCTAGCGTTGTACCTACTGGACTATTAGCAGACATATCAGAAACTTGTAAGTCCGCAGCGTTAGCGAATGCTCGACCATCTCCAATAATCTGGTCCATTAAGCCTTTAAGAACTTGTGATGGCTCTTTGTACGGTAATGGTAAGATATTATCCCTAATAGTGCCTGACGGTACGTCAACATCACGGAATTCAGCAGGGGAAATCGGAGTATCATCCCCTTTTATGCGTAATCCCCGGGTTTTGAAGCCGCCTGGGAGGTTAGATAGTGTACCTGCATCAACTAACTGACGTAATAACATAGTGCCTGACTTAGCAGCCGCACCGATTAAGTGAATTAAACCAAACGCATAGAACCCAAAGCCTGGAATGTACGGGTAATGTACAAAATGGTTGCGTTTTTGTTTTGTTTTATCTTCTGGGTCCCAGTTACGACGAATTGCTAAGACTTCACCTGACCCACGCTCTAATGTAACCACGTATGGAAGCGCAATACCTGTGAATTCTCCATCCTCATTCTCATCTTCGAAGCCAGGCAAGTCTAGATCCACATGAATCTCTAATAACTTGTAGCGGTCGTCCATTGAAGCGTTGAATCCCATCTTCTCAGCGATGCGTTTCTCAACCTCCTCAATAGTATGACTCGGTGTACCGAGGTCAATGTCTCGGTAGAACCCTGCAACCATTAGTTTGCGTACTTCATTCTCTGTTTTTCGCATCACATGAGTTACACGTGGTGATGTTTGAAGGCTTGACGCACCATATGGCACAACAATATCTTCAGCAGGGACGTAAATTGCGACTTGGCGTTCTAATGATGGGTCGTAATACACCTTTTTAAACGCGTTTCCTGATAATCCTAGGCCCCACAGCATGCGTTCGTGCTCTGGCCTATACTCTGGCATTGCTTCAGTTAATTGGTAGTTCATATCCTCTTTAACGCGCTCTGAAGCCTTCTCTTTTTCAGAGGTTAACTTACCAATAATCTGTGTTTTTACCGGACCAGCAGCAGGAAACGTTTCCGTCATGGTCTCTGCTTGGAATTTTACTAGCGCTTCTGCTAATAATGGGTGATAAACTGCACATGCACCCGGCCAAGGTTCTGTTCTGTCCTCTACTTTCATGCCTAACAGGTCAATACCGTCCGCATATGTATCTAACCACTCTTTACGAGACGACGAATCTGTTTCATAGTCCCCAATTAAGTCCCCAGAAATCGATGCAAGCTCCCCCTCGGTCATATATTCTACCAAGTTAGCTGAAAAATCCTCGTCTGTTTCTTCTTCTGGCTCAATCTCAATAGTCAAGCCGTCCATAGTAATCTCTACACTCTCTGGATCTTCAATCTCAATTTCTAGATCAGGCTCCAAAGACTCCATAGCTAACTCTTCTATCCCTTGTGGGGCGGAATATATCCCTTTATCTACGTTACTAGCCATAATTATTGTCCTATATTTATAATTCTGTTGTTCGTTATATGTTATACGTTATACGTTTTGTGGGCAGATTATATAGCATATAATGCCCGTCCTCTACTACGCCTAAACTCCATTGGTTCGTCCTCTTGATCAGAGTCCAGCTGCAGGAACCCCCCACGTCTAAATCGCAGTAGCGCCTGTGTCATTGAGTCAACTAAGTCATCATGATCGCCCGCAGGGAACGACGCAACCTCATCAACTAATTCTTCCGCCCAACTTGTTTCTGGAACCCACACCCTCCCAGATGCAAATATATCAGAAACTGCATTAAGTCTGGCTATTTTATCATTTCCTCTGCTTGGCACAAACTCTTGTACCGGAATACCCGCCGCACGAAGCTCAAACACTAGCGGGGCACCCGAAGCCTTAGCCTCCACAATTAAACTGTCTGGCTCCCACTCCTTGTACATCTGCTTGGCTGTTTCTTTTAGTTCTGGAAACTCCATACGTTCTTTTAATACATCTAGCAATATAATGTTAGCTTGCTGTCGTCCAGTATCATCTTCGCGGTAAAATATACCCCACGTAGTGCACGCACTAAAGTCAGACCGTTGTGTCTTTAA